CGCGTTCAGTTCTTCAACTCATATGATAGTAGCTGGGCATTTCAACAATCAGCTTTTGGTCTACGCTTATGGTGCTTGAATGGATGTACACACGCAGACACTGTAGCTAATACATGGGCAAAGCACACAACCAACGTCAATGTAGAAGGCAGTTCAAGCAAGATCAAAGCTGGCTTGGAATCTTTCTTGCAAACACCAGACATTTACAAGTCATGGATGTCAACGCATGTCGATGATGAAATGGCTGAAATGTTCTTCAAGCATAGCATGTGCCGTGTACCTAACAAAACAAGCACATTCAAATGGAATGAACGCATGTTAGATGCACTCATGTCATGCTGGTACAGCGACAAGTCTAAGCTAGGCTCAAACAAATGGGCTTTATACAATGCTTGTACCTATTGGGCTAGTCATACCAGTGAGTCACGTTCACCAGCTAATACACAACGGTTGCGTGACAATCAGCTAGCCAAGGTATTCAAGAAAGCTAACTGGCATAGTGTTTAATCGCTCGGCGTAACCGCCCCGCCCCACATAAGGCAGGGGGCGGTTGCGCCTTGCTTCAACAATGGGAGAACCATGATGGAAATATCATTTATCAATCAAGTTAGAGAAGTGCAACGATCATTGGCTTTGCTCAACGAACGTGCGTCAGAGGATCAATCGCAATTCAATTATCAAATACAGCAAGCGATGTGGTCTATAGATAGAGTCGCGGCAACATATGATGAAGTTTTATATAGAGATGCGAATGAAGATGATAATTATCGCCCACCTTTGAAGGAGGTTTAGACATGGCACTTATGCAACAACGTCATTACGAATATCTTGCAGACCATGTAGCACCATTGATGTCTTGGCCTAGTGCTATTGTAGATATGGCAGAGGCATTGGTAGCTACTAATCCAAAGTTTAACAAAGAAAAATTTCTTAAACGCGCTATTGCCGCATGGGAATTACACAATCCAATACAGGAGATTGATGATGATATACCGTACTAAAATTACAGGTACAATTTCATGTCAGGAATATGTTCAATGTGATGGATGTGGATACCAAACTTATTTTGCAAATGTTTCAGATGAATGTCCAAATTGTAAGTCAGATGCTTTCACCAGCTATCAAAGCTACACAGTTTATCAAACCGTCAATGCAAAAAATCCACAGGATGCAATCGATACCGCATTTGATATAGGTGAATGGAAAACTATGGAAGGCTCAATAGTTATTGAAACAAAGGAAGGAACCACAACGATATGAATGATCTATTCGACAAGCTGGGATTAGACCAGCCAAAATTTCCAGAGACACCAGCGTTCAAGTTGGTACGCAATGATGACCCAAGTACAAGTCATGAAGCGGCAGAAAAACTAAATGTTGGCAAGATGGAACGTATAGTTCTTGCCGCCATAACATCTTTTGCAGATAAAGGATGTATATCTGATGACGTTTTAGATATTATTCCTAACCACAGATACAGCACAGTCACAGCTAGATACAAACAACTTAAAGAAAAAGGTTTAATCTTTGTAGATCATCGCAAACGCAAAGGTACATCAGGCAGACAACAGCTAGTCATGTGGTCAAAAGAATTTTACAAGCCAGAGGAGTGAGCTATGGGCAAGTATGTACTACATAAAGATGTAAGAAATTATTGCAAAACAACTGCTGGTTTATCGCATACAAAAAGCGATGCGCTAAGACAGAAACAAGACAGGGAAGGCTGGGAAAAAGTAGCCGCGTCTTTACCTGATGATGCTTTTGCAGATGATGTTGTTGTTGACGATCGTCATGGAACTGTAAGCCGTAAGGTAACAATCGTTGAATCTAGTTTGTGGCATTACGATTAACTTGACAATCACTGCGTTGATGCAGATGATGTGTCCATGCTTAGTTATATGGATACACTCAAAGAAATGTCTGCAAGTGCAAACGTCAGTCTAAAGAAGGCGTTTGTACATGCTGGGGTACGCGACTCTACTTACTATAGAGCAAAGCAGGGTCGTGACCTTAGACATAGCACTGCATTATTAGTGGAAGCATCGATTGGAAAACTTTCAGCACTTCAAGAGCGACGTGCAAGTTCCAGATAGTTACCAAGATTTAATATCTACAATGGTAGCTAGACGTAACGAATTAAATATGTCGCAAGAAGAACTAGCTCACAGGATAGGATGCGCTAAGTCTTTGATTCACAAGTGGGAAAGATACAAACGAGTGCCTTCTGGTTTTTTATTTAGCTGTTGGTTGGATGCGCTTGGCCTCAAGATCACGATCCATAAGAAAGAAACTGTACGATAAAACAGGCAAGCCACAGAAATGTGATGCCTGTAGTACAGATACACCTTGGTTCGTTTGTTTATTAGCTACAGAAAGTCCACCAACTTATCATACAATCTGTATTGATTGTTACGAGGCAGATACATGGCAAGCAAGAGTCGCGCTAAAGGAGACTACCACGAAAGAAGATTCGTTGAATGGCTCAAAGCCCTCGGCTTCAAAGCGAAAAGGCAACCGCTATCAGGAGCGTTGGGAGGAGAGTATAGCGGAGACATCATCTGGGAAGTCAAAGGCAACCCAATGGTGGTTGAAGTAAAGTACAGAGACAAGTCTGGATTCCCGAATCCATTCACTGTAGTTAGAGATGTTCTGTTTTACAAACGCAGGACAGGCACACCAAAAACATTAGTAATCTTTGATGGCGATGTGTTCGCAGAAAAGATTGCACCATTATTATTGGAGAACCACAATGTCATTTCTACTGATGGCGAGGGCAATCAAGGCTGATATACCTGACTGCTATGCCAAATGGCTAATGGTCGTACTAGCTGACCATGCCAATGAAGATACTCATGAGTGCTGGCCTAGCCTAGCTAGGTTATCTGATCGCACACAGATGAGCGTACCAACTATAACTAGAAAACTTAACTGGCTTGAAGAACAGGGGCTAGTAACTAGAGTGCGTGGATCTAATCAGCGATCAACTTTGTACACCATTTTCCCTATTGCAGAAAGCAACACCACTGTTGCACACAGAAACACCACTGTTGCAGAGAGAAACACTAACCTATCAACTAAACTATCAACTAAAAAGAAGAAGGCGGTGCCAGAAGATTGGTTGCCGAGTGAGGAACTAAAGCAGTCTATCGATCTTAAGCTACAGGAGAACCAAGACCATGAGTATGAAACGAATCAATTCTGTTGTCACCACGCCAGCAAAGGAAGCACATTCGTCAACATCGACCTCGCTTACAGGGGCTGGTGCTATCGAGCCTTTAACTGGCGAGCAGATAGAGCAGGGTCTGGCAAGGCTACTGGAACTGGCAAGTCCACACGAGGTAGACAGAAGGCTTCTCATTTCGCTGGAATCGCACACGGGCTATCCAGTAAGAGAAATAAGCAGGACGAGGTTCACTGATACAGATTATCAGACCATCGTTCAACGCTACGAGATTACATGCACCGACATAGATGGCATAGATAGGGCTATAACCGCCGTTAGAAAGGCACTGGTGCCGCTTCCAAGGAATCAGATAGAAGATCAGCTAACCATGCTTGCAACGGTTGTGGTGAAGCCTTCTATGGAGAGTTCAGAAGATCAGCTAGTGCGAATAGAATCATTAGCTAGTTTATTGCATGAGTATCCAGCTGACATTGTACTCTATGCAATAGAGCGAGTGACCAAGACATCCAAGTTTTGGCCTTCGTTCGCTGAGTTTTATCAGCACATCGATTGGATGTTGGCAAAACGTAACCTGATGTTAAGAGCATTGGAGAGTAAAAGGGTTGCGCTTACTGCACAGTTGCAGTAGAATGTTTCAGTAAAGGAGAACCACACATGGAACGCAAAGGTTTTATTGGCGGTAGCGATATGCGCCGCATCATGGATGGCGATTGGACATCGCTATGGGAAGAAAAGACAGGCAAGGTAGAGCCTGTTGATCTGTCAGATAACCTAGCAGTACAGCTAGGCACAGAGACAGAACACTTTAACAAGCGTTGGTTTGCCAAACAACACACCACATTAAAAGTTGAAACTATTGTTGCTGGTCATCATGGCGTTGGCAACGGCCTAACCAAAGAAATGAATTGGGAAGGCGTACCACTCAAAGGTTCAGTAGACGGATTTATACATACTGATCGCAAATATTTTGACGAGATCATTGAGTGCAAACACACCTACGATATGAACAAGATGGAGGCATGTCTGCAAATGTACATGCCGCAGATGCAGTTCTATATGTGGGTGCATCAGGCCAAAGGCTGTTACCTATCAGTTATCTTTGGCAATCGCAGATGGGAATCTGTCTATGTCACTAAGGATTGGGACTACATCCACAAGATGCAAGTTCACCTAACTGAGTTCTGGAGGCTTGTCAGAGATGACACACGCCCTTTCGCAGATGAGCAGATACCGCCTGTATCTATAGACAAAATCAAAGTTGATGGCCTAGTACGCAGAGATGCGTCATCTGATAACGAGTTCATCAGCAGATGCCATGACTACATTGAACATGAGCCAAATGCCAAGCTGTTTGATTCAGCCAAGTCTGAACTAAAAGCTATGGTTAGTAACGATGAGCGAGAAGTTTACTGTGACCTTCTCACCATCAAGCGCGACAAGCGCGGATCACTTCGTGTCACAGTTAACAAGGAGAACCAAGATGTCTAAGGATAATCAGGTTAAGGATACACTAAGCCTATGGAATAAAGTTTCCAAGTCAGACCCTAAGTACCTAAAGAAAGTATCATTCGGGTCAAGATCGTTTACAGCTATTGATCCACAGTATCAAGTGCGTAGCGCAACAGAAGCGTTCGGACCTATAGGACATGGATGGGGCTGGTCAAGCAACACCCGATTTGTAGATGTAAGCAATGGTGATACAGCCGTTATAGCTGACGTAATGATATGGACTGTAAACAGAGATAACTGTTTCGGACCTTTCTCTGGATGCAGAAAGTTCTTTGACTCTGCCAAAGGCAGGATGGCAGAGGACGCACCCAAGATGGCAATCACCGATGGTCTTACCAAGGCTATGTCACATCTAGGATTCAATGCCGATGTGTTTCTTGGCGAGATGGATGGCAACAAATACGCCGCCGATTCAAAGGCTGGTAAGAAATCTGTAGGAGAATGGTAATGTTTTACGGAAATCAAATAGCATCTTTAGATGCAAAGCTAATGGACATAGATCGAAAGTTAGAAAAACTCATATGGTCTATGAAAGAGCCTGTAAAGGAACAGGTTAAACCTAAACAAAAAAGCAAGCCTAAGTATTCCAAGCCATTTATAGATAGAATAGCTGGCAGATACAAAAGCAAACACGATCTAGTACAAGAAACAGGTTTAACATATCAAACAATTACTACTTATATCAGACACGCAAGAGCCAATGGTCACAATATTGTTAGGCGAAGAATAAAATTAAAGAGACCACATTTACCAAGAGGTTTTTGTATGGTTTCACAATATAAATTAGTAAAGGATAAATAGCATGAACGATTACGATAACACTAACAGAGGCGCGGCCTTCAAGCCGTTTCCAGAGCAACAGTTTATCCTGCAAGGTAAGCTAAACATCATGGGTGATGAAGGTCAGGTAGCACTCATCATGGCTGAGTCTAAGGATGGCAGTAAGCGCATCGAAGTATATCAACGTGCTGGTGTTCTATTTGCAAACAAAGATAAGAACGATGAAAACAAACAGCCAGATTATAGCGGACCGCTTGACGGTCTGCATCAAGACTGGCGCATTGCGGCATGGAAAGAAATGAAAGGTGACAATGCTTATATGTCACTCAGAGTTTCAGAAGTGCAAAAGAAACAAGAGGCAGAGGCAGAGTCGCAAGATGAACCATCTAGCAAACAGATTGATGATGATATACCATTCTAATCTGCGATAGTTAGGTGGTTCTCCCTATCGCATAGCGGGTGAGCAGTCGTACCATTCTGCTCATCCGCGACCTAAATAGGGATCGCCAACAACTCAAGTCTAGCAATCAAACGATCTGCTCTATTGGTTACTTGCTTATAGTATCTACTATCTTTTAACTCAGCCCCAGCAGTTTCATAATCCTCTGCTTCTACAGCCGCAATAAATTTCTTAAACTTAGACATGCGCGGCCTACCCATATTAAACATGAGATTGCATAGAATGTGATGTAGTTCATCACTCATGCTATCCCATGTCGGGTAGAGTATCTTGCAATCTTCTATAGTTACAGCAATGTCCAGCGCAAATAGCTGACGCACACGTTCCTCAGAGACATCTGTACCTACAGGCTGACCATACTCAGGCTCACCTTCCAAAATTAGATGACCCACACCACAAGTTTCCAGACCTAAATGATCTAAATACACAGAATTAACACAACCCTCATCATCAGATATTTCCTGACGCAATATATCTATGTTCATTTTTTTAATCCTCAACTAATATATACATGGATGGGGTGATCAAAGGGGTTTGTCACCTCATCTTATTTTTTAAATCCTTTTAGCCCACGGATTCCAAATGAGGCACCTATTGAAGCAAAAACCGCATACTGAAACCAGTCTGGTGTAGCAGATAAAGCATCAAACCCACGCTCAACATAAGGCTGGG